TAGAGGGGTCCCACCACAGACACATTGCAGATAAATTTAATAAATTGGCGTCGGGTGAAATAAACCGGTTGATCATTAACATGCCGCCTAGACATACAAAATCTGAATTTGCATCTTATCTTCTGCCAGCATGGATGGTGGGCCGTGATCCAAAGCTCAAGATTATTCAAGCAACGCACACGGCAGAACTGGCAATACGATTTGGCCGTAAAGCTAAGAACCTAATTGATCGAGAAGACTATAGCAAAATTTTTCAAACAAGATTACAAGAGGATTCTAAAGCAGCAGGACGTTGGGAGACAGAACAAGGTGGTGAATACTTTGCTGCTGGTGTGGGTGGTGCGATCACGGGACGTGGTGCGGATTTATTAATTATAGACGACCCGCACTCGGAACAAGATGCATTATCACCAACAGCTATGGAATCTGCTTACGAGTGGTATACATCAGGTCCACGACAACGTTTACAACCGGGTGGTAAAATTATTTTGGTTATGACTCGTTGGAACACAAAAGATCTGACAGGTATGTTGGTCAAGAACCAATCGGAACCCAAGGCTGATCAATGGCACGTGGTCGAGTTTCCAGCAATCATGGATCACGGATCAAAGGACGCAAAGCCAGTGTGGCCAGAATATTGGAAACTAGATGAATTAGAAAAGGTTCAAGCAACACTGCCCACGGGCAAATGGAACGCGCAGTGGATGCAAAACCCTACAGCAGAAGAAGGAGCCATATTAAAACGTGAATGGTGGAGGACATATACACACGAAGATATACCAGAACTACATCATGTTATACAATCTTACGACACAGCTTTTTTAAAAAAAGAAACAGCCGACTACTCGGCGATCACTACGTGGGGTATTTTTTATCCATCAGAAGACGAAGGCGCTAATTTAATTTTACTCGATGCTATCAAAGGTAGGTACGAGTTTCCAGAACTTAGAAGACTTGCACTAGAGCAATATCAATATTGGAAGCCTGAAACGGTAATTGTTGAGGCTAAAGCCAGTGGTTTGCCATTAACATACGAGCTGAGAAAGATGGATATACCGGTCGTAAACTTTACACCCTCAAAAGGAAACGACAAGCATGCCCGTGTAAATGCTGTTGCACCTTTGTTTGAATCTGGTATGATATGGTGTCCTGAGCAAAAATTTGCTGAGGAGGTCATTGAAGAGTGCGCGGCATTCCCATATGGCGATCATGATGACCTTGTGGATTCTACGACACAAGCGATTATGCGATTCAGACAGGGCGGTCTGATCGATCACCCTGAAGACTACGTGGATGAAAAGGCAGAGAAACCGAAAAGGAATTATTATTAATGGGATCATTAAAAGCAGTTTTTCAATGGGTATTAAGAACGATGATGAAATCGAAAGGTGAGACTGGCATTGTTCAATCACTTCCTAATAAAGATTTAATAGAACTCAATACACAAGTTACAGCGCAACGTTTAATGCAAAATGGTATTGATCCGACTCAATTAAAAAACGCTGACCAAGTAGAGAATGCAATTATTGCAATAGAGTCTAAACCTAAAACAGGAGGAATCACATCTGCAAAATCTGCAAAAGTATTTGACATGGAAGGTAAAGAGATTGATCCTAAAAAAGGTATCATGGGTGGTAAACAGGTTGACGACGATCTACCACCACCAGGTAGTCGTGGTGGCAAAGATGATATTGCGGCACCGGTCCAGAGTGAGGATGAGATATTAGAAAAATTAGAAAAAGAAAACAGAGAGGCCAGAAGAAATTTACAGATAAAATTATCTAAAGACAAAGGTTATCAAAAATTTAAAGGTGAAACAGAGGAAGAGATTAGGAAAAGATTTGGTTTAGATGATCCAGAAGATATGGCACAAGGTGGACGTGCAGGATTTTCAAAAGGTAAACTTGTAGATCTTGCAAGACGTAAATTTTTAAAAACAGCGGCAAGTGTAGGTGCAGGTATAGGTGCACTTAAAACAGGATTATTAAGCATTGGTAAAGAAGCAGCACCTATGGTTGAAGCTGCAAAAGAAACAGTAACTAAAGCTCCAGATTATTTCTTTGCATTAGTTGATAAAATTAAAAAATTTGGAAAATCAGTTAATGATCCAGTTGCTGATCCAAGAATTGAACAAACTTACAAATATAAAAACTATGAGTTAAGAGAAAACGCATTTGGTGATCCAGGCGAAACTATTATTACAAAAACAGATGACATGGGTGAGTTTGGTTACAAAGAAGAATCTATGAGATTTAAAAAAGGTGGACCTACAGAGGATGGAGTAATCCCAGACGAGTATGAAGAATTAACTATAAGACCAGATAGAGAAGGTAAATTAAAAGATGTTGAAGATGGAATTGAAGATGTATCAGAGATTATAAAAGAAGTTTCAAAAAACACACCACCAATTAAAAAAGCAGGTGGTGGTATCGCTAGAATGCTAGGAGAGTAGCATGAATGAAGAAATATTACGTATTATAGAATTATTTGATGAAGACGAAGTTACCACAGCAGATAAAATAGATCCACCAGAAAACCCTTACAGAGATTTTATGGATCGTAATCCACAAGCTGATGGTGGACGGATCGGGTTTGAGCCAGGTGGTGTTGTAACCAAAAAAGAATTAACAAATGTATTAAGTAAATCCGGAGTGGTTATAAATCCAAATAATTTTGCAGCAGGCGCAAAAGATTTAGGTATAAAACAAAATACAAAAGATCCAGACTTTAATAGATTTAACCCTAAGTATATTGAACCAACTAAAAAACAGTTAAAAAAAATAAAAGTAAAACAAGATAAGAGACAGCTTCAAAATTTTCATTCAGGACCGGGAAGAGAGGCTTATTTAAAAAGAGAAAAACGTATAATAAAATTATTAAAATCAGGAAAACTAACTCAAGATGAAATTGACAAAAAAATGAGAAAGGATTTTGGAAAATCTAGTGTAAATACAATTTCAAGAATACGAAAAAAATTAAACATTAAAATTCCTAGTGGATTAAAAAAAGGAATTAAAAATCCTAAAACTGCAGAAATTATTAATGATTTAAACATATTAAAAAATAATAAACAATTAAATGATTTAATATTAAAACCAGATTTTAGTCTTATAGGAGATATTTCAGAATTAGAAGAAATTGCAGAAAAAGCTTTGCCAAAAAGTAAAGCTGAACCTATAAGAAGAGTTGGACAATTAATGTTAGCTTATAGCGGCGAGGATCCTGAACTTCAAAAATATGTGGGTAAAGTTAGTAATGATTTAGCTAAAGCCTCTGAGGCTGTAAAATTTAAAATGTTAGATTCAAATAGACTACTAAGTTCTTTACAAAAACAAGCTGCTGAAAAAAGAGCTGCTAGTCAATTAGGAAAAACACCTGCCTTTTTTGGAAATATAAGAAAAAGAATAGGTGAAACTCTTAATAAATTTAGAAGAGGATTAAATATAGAAATAGATGAAGTAAAAGCAATTGGAGGGGCTAGAGCTAAAACTGCTCCTTACAATTTATTTGTGCAAGGAATTAAAGACACCGTAAACCAAGAGAAAGGAAATACATTAGATAAAGCTACTCAAGGTGCTGAACTTAAACTACAGAATGCAACTACACAAAAAGAAAAGATTGATATAAAAAATGAATATAATCAAAAAGTTAAAAAATTTGTTAAAAATGCAAACAAAAATTTAAAACCTGGTCAACTTCCTATAAGAGCCCTTGAAATAAGTTTTGATAAACCCTCTAAAACAATTCAAAATAAACAAGCTTATAAACAAAACAAAAAAATGTTTGATAACATATATTCAAAACATGGATACTCTTTTAAAGTTCCAAAAGATGTAATGACTGGTGAACAAGCTACGACTTTTTTAAAAACTAAAAAAGGACAAAATCTTTTAACTAAACAAGTTGATCTTGGTTCTCAAAGATTATTTGCAAAAATACCAGGACTAACAGATTTATTTGAAATGGCTAAAAGTATACCTGATGATGTTAAAAGAGCAAAATATTTAAAGGCTGGTTTTAAAACTTTGGGTATAGCGGCAGCGCCACTTGTTATCTATGATACGTATAAAGCGTTTGAACAAGGTAAACCAATTTTAGAAGCACTAGAACAAGGTTTTATTGGAACAGATTTAATTGGTGGTACAAAAAGAGTTTTATCACTTACACCTAAAGAAAGAGAAGCGAGGAGTGTTGTTAAACAAGATGCATTAAAAGATTTAAATTTAGAGATGCCTATGGGTTTTGGTTTTATAGAGGGTCCTACTCCAGATACGGACATGACTTTGCAAGAGGCACAACAAAAAATGGATGCAGGAATACAGAGAGTAAAAGAGGCCGAAGCACAAAAGAATTTATTAAGATCACAAAGTAGGGGTTTTGGAACACCTGTAATGGCTGATCAATTTTTAGCAGGTGGTGGTATTGCAGGTTTATCAGGTGGCAAAAAATCAGGGCCGCCACCAGAATCAGGACCTAACTCACAAGGGTTGCAAGGTATTATGAAACGTGTTAGAAACTTATAGGAGTATTAAATGGCAGAAATAGAAAAAGGACTCCCGAACACTAGAACTAAATTAGATATCCCTTCAGATGAAGAGATAGCGCAAGAAGTTGCCGTTCAGGAACCAGAAGAACAAAAAGGACCGATAGAAGTTATACCAGAAGAAGATGGTGGTGTAACATTAGACTTTGAGCCAGGATCTATCAACGTACCTGGAACTGAATCACACTTTGATAATCTTGCAGATCTTTTACCAGACGATGTACTAGAACCAATCGGCAACGAGATGGTGCAGAATTATATGGATTACAAAGCATCTAGAAAAGATTGGGAGCAAGGATACATACAAGGTTTAGATCTTTTAGGATTTAAATACGAAAACAGAACAGAACCATTTCAAGGAGCTTCAGGTGCAACGCACCCAGTGATGGCAGAAGCTGTTACACAATTTCAAGCACAAGCGTACAAAGAATTATTACCAAGTGATGGACCAGTTAGAACACAAATCATTGGTGTAAAAAATCCTGCAACAGAACAGCAAGCACAACGTGTAAAAGATTTTATGAATTATTTAGTTATGGATCAAATGAAAGAGTATGAAGCAGAGTTTGATTCTATGTTGTTTCATCTACCACTAGCTGGATCGACATTTAAAAAAGTTTACTATGATGTAAATATGGGACGAGCTGTATCGAAGTTTGTTCCTGCGGATGAATTAATCGTTCCGTACACGGCTACCTCATTA